ATTGTTACTTTATCGCGCGTTAGTGGCCTGTTTAGTCGCAGTAAAATCGCGCTTCACCTCGACTCCGACCCAGGCCCACTGTTCCCCTCGCGCGGGTAGTAGTACTCGACACCGCGCGCGCGTGAGGCCGGCGGTTGACAGGCCGTAACAACGTCCCAATGCTGACGCCAGCTCAGGAGCCCCGGCCATGCCATCCCGTTCTCCCGCGCAAGCGCGTCTCATGCGGGCCGTCGCCGCCGGCTGGACGCCCTCGGACATCGAGGGACCGCCCCGCAGCGTGGCTCAGGAGTTCGCTGAGGCCGATAAACGCCGCGCCGCGCAGCTCGGGAGCCTCGCGAAGGCCTACGGCCCCAGCAAGCGCCCCAAGCGGTCCGTTTAAACGCATGCGCGAGCGCACCAAACGCCGCCAGCTCGTGGCGCTCGGCTGTCCCGCAGCGGAGCCGACGCAGGACATGCGCGAGACCGTCCGCATCATGGCCTTCAATCGCGTGCCGCTGGAGCGCATCGCGGTCGCCATGGAAATGCGCGAGATCGAGGTCGCCTACTGGTTTTCCCGAGAGTTGGACCTCGCCGAGGACTACTACGTAACGCTCGCGACGAAGGCGATGCTGGAGCTGGCCGCACAGCGCGCCGACCTCGGTGTTGCCTTCCGCGCCAACGAGATGATGCTACGCACGCGCTCGAAACCGTGGCGCGTCCCGGCCGACGAGGCCGATCAGGGCAAGCCGGTCGAGATGATGAGCCTGATCGAGGTGGACACCGCCATTGCAGCCCTGGAGCGAAGACGACGAGATTCTGCTGCGGCTGCTGACGCGGAAGCGCCAGCTCCTGACGTCGAAGACGTCACTACGTGAGTGGTGCCGCACGGTCGGCTTCGAGCCGGCCGCGCACCACCTCTTGATCATCGACGCCCTGGAGGCGCTCGCACGCGGCGATCTCAACAAGCTGATGATCCAGATGCCGCCGGGGTCGGCGAAATCGACCTACGCCTCGGTCCTGTTCCCGCCCTGGTATCTCGCCCAGCACCCCAAGAACTCGATCCTCGCGGCCTCGCATTCGGGCGAATTGGCCGAGCGCTTCGGCCGGCACTGCCGCGATCTCATCGAGATGAACCCGGAGGCGCTCGGCATCGACGTCAGCCAAGCGAACCGCGCCGCCTATCGCTGGCAGCTCGCGGGCGATCCGATGCGGATGGGCGAATACTACGCCGTCGGCACAAATGTTCCTATCGCAGGATTTAGAGCCGATCTCGGCCTGATGGACGACCCGGTGAAGTCGAAGGCCGAGGTCATGAACGAGCAGCTCCGGGACAAGCTCTGGTCCTGGTACCTGTTCGACTATTGGCCGCGCCTGAAGCCGGGGAGCGCCCAGGCGCTGATCATGACTCGCTGGCACGAGGACGACCTCGGCGGCCGGCTCATGAACGAGGAAGGCGACGAGTGGCACACCATCGTGCTGCCGATGATCTGCGAGGACGTCAATGATCCGCTCGGCCGGCGCATCGGGGATCGGCTCTGGCCGGACTGGTTCACCGAGAAGCAGGTCATCGACGCGCAGCGCGACCCGGCGCTCTGGAACTCGCTCTTCCAGCAGCGGCCTTCCGCCGACGAGGGCACCTACTGGAAGCGCGACTGGCTGATGCCGGTCAACCCGACCTTCCTGCCGCCCATGAACACGCTGCGCTTCTACGGCGGCTCCGACTACGCGGTGACCAAGGGCGGCGGCGACTGGACGGTGCATGTCGTCGTCGCCTTGGACACCCAGGACCGGCCCTGGCTGATGGACCTGTGGCGCGGGCAGACGCCCTCGGATGTCTGGGTCGACGTCTGGTGCAAGATGGTCAAGCAGTGGCGACCGCTGTCGTGGGCCGAGGAGCGCGGTCAGATTTACAGCGGCGTCGGGCCGTGGCTCGAACGCGAGGCCTTAAAGCAGCACGCCTTTACCGACCGGCAGCAATTCGTGTCCAGGCTCGACAAGGGCGTGCGCGGGCAATCGATGCGCGGCCTCGTTGCGAACCGGGGCCTGTGGTACCGCGCCGACGCGCCGTTTCGGGCCGAGCTTGAGAGCGAGCTTTTGGCGTTCCCGACCGGCAAGTGGGACGACCAACACGATGCCCTCGGCCTCGCCGGCCAGCTCCTCGATGTGGCGCTGCGCGGCCAGGAGCCGAAGGAGGAGAAGCCGAAACCGAAGCCGGGCTACAAGCAGATGGGCTTGCGCGAACGCTCGACTTTGAAGACGATGTGATGCGCTGGTCGCGACGTCCAGCGAAGGAGCCGAAAATGCCGAACACCAGAGAAGATAAGGCTGTCCACGAGATGGAGGCCGACATTGCGGGCATGGCGCAACGCCTGCGCCCGAGCGTCAACGCACACGGGGCGACGCCGATGCCGCAGGTGCGCGACAAGGTGACGGTCTCGCATCTCGCCAAGGCCCTCGATCAGCTCACGGGCGAATTGCGGCAGGCGGGCGACGCGGCCTGGACGCAGGCGACGAAGCTGACCGGCGTGAAGGACGAGGGCGGGGCGAGCGACGTCGTCGGCAACGCGAAGGACGCGCCGATTTTCGAGGGGCTGGCGCAGCAGGTGATGGACAGCGTGGCTCAGCTCGCGCGCATCAAGCGCGCCCAGGCGGCGATTGAGCGGGCGCTGTCATGAGCGACACCATGCTGTGCGGCGTTCTGCGGATGGCGCCTGAACTGTGGATCGATGACCAGACCTCGCTCTTTCAGGTTCTGGCGCGCATGAGGGAGGCCGCCGACGAGCTTGAGAAGCGCGCCGCCGAGATCGAGCGGCTGCGGGCGCGCTACGAGGGACTGGACCGCACATCGGAGCGCGAATTGTCCGCGTGCGAGCGCGAGCGCGACGAGGCGCTGGCGCAGTTGGCGACTGCAAAGGCCGCGCAGGCGGCGGCTCTGCACCGGGACGGCCAGCCATGAAGAAGCGCGATCTGCACGACCTCATCGATGACCTGACGATGCGCGTCGGCATGCTGGAGGGGCACAACACGAGAAGCGACGAGAAGCGCGACGGCGAGATCGCGCTCCTGAAGACGGCGCACGAGGTGTCGACGTTCTGGCGGCTGCGCTGCGAGGGCATGGAGAAGGAGCGCGACGAATATCGCGAGCGCGCGAAGAAGCTCGACGAGCAGCTCACGCGCGTCGCGGCGGTGCGGGAGGCAAAGCCCGAGACGAGCTGGGAGATTGCACGGCGCGAGGCGCGCGCGCGCTTTTCGGCCGAGGCGCAAAAGGAGGCCGAGCTGGCCGCCGCCCGCGCCACCATGGGCGAGCACAGCGCCAAGGTCTATTCGGCCTTCAGGAAGGAGAACATGACGCCGCTGGAGCGCAAGCCGGCGAAGAAGCGTGCGGCGAAGAAGAGGCGACGATGAAGCGGCTCTGGAACGCCTACCGGCGCTGGATCGACTGCCTGATCCTGTGGCCCGTGTGCAAGCGCGAGGCGGCAAAGCACGCGGACGAGGAGCTGTCGATGCTCGACATCGCGCGCGGCTCGTTCATGGTCCACACGACGATTGACCCGGCGTGGCGTGATCTGACGCACGAGGAGACGATAGCGCTCGTCGGGCGGCTCGCATGAGCACGCGCGGCTGGTTCATTCTGGCAGCGGTTGCGCTCGGCCTGACGTTCTGGGCCGGCGGCATCTACTGGAGCCTGCACGAGGTGCCGCGATGATCGACGAGGAGCGCAGGCGTGAATTGGACAAGCTCGTCGCGGAGATGAACCTCGTGATGCTGAACGGGCACGCGCAGGTCGAGGCGATCAAGCGCGAGCTGCCGATGCTGTTCATCGCGGCCTTCACGGCCGGCATTGTCGTCGGGGTCTGCCTGACGAGGCTCGTGCATGGCTGAACAGACATGCTAAAATTAACGCGCCCGGCCTCATTGCGCCGGGCTCTTCATGAAGGAAATCCCAAATGGCTATTCGTCTAGGCAACAACGCCGCCAACATCCTCACGGGCACCAATGGAGCCGACCAGATATTCGGCTTCGGCGGCGACGACACCCTGCGCGGTCTTGGCGGGGCCGATTTCATCTCGGCAGGAGCGGGCAACGACATCGTCTTCGCCGGCTCGGGCGACGACGTCGTGCTCGGCGGGGCCGGCAACGACGACCTTCACGGCGAGCAGGGCGACGACGTCATCATCGGCGGCTCGGGCAACGACCACATCGTCGGCGGTCGCGGTGCCGATCTTCTGTCCGGCGGCACGGGCCGTGACACGTTCGACTACAACTTCCTGCGCGAGTCGGTCGGCGGCAACACCGACACGATCCTCGATTTCTCGCGGGCGCAGGGCGACAAGATCGACCTCAAGGACCTGCATCTCGACGTGACCGGGCGCAACCAGGACCGCATCACCTTCGAGCACGACGGCGACGACACGATCATTCACGTCAACACGGATCGCGACCGCGCCGACGAGTTCACGCTGCACGTCCACGACAATCTGCTCGTGGCGCGGGCCGACCTGATCCTCGTCTGAGCATGAGTGACGGACGCCGCTGGTCCGACTACGGCGGCGTCCGCTACCTGACCGACGCTTGGCGGATGCTGGCGTCGGGCGGTCACCACGGCCTGATGTACCGCTCGGCCATGGCGGCCAGGGAGGCGGCCCGTTTAAACGCGGAGTGGGCGATGCAGGAGCGCGAGCGCTATATCGAGGCGGTTCAGAAGAACCAGCCGGCAGGCGTCGGCTCGGGCTGGATCGGGCCGGTGCTGGCGGCGTTGGGCGAGCACATCCGCCGGCTGGAGGACGAGAATCGTGAGCTACGAAGGGCCCTCGACGCACAGAATCCAGGAGCTGCTGGAGCGGATGGCCCGGAACGGGACCTGGACGGCCGAGGAGGTCGAGGAAGTCAGGAGGGTGATCATGCCGGACTACCCGGAGTCGAGTGAGCCCAGGCGGCACATGTTCGAGATGGAGGACATCGAGCCTGTATCGTACGACAAACCCAAGCGCCGGAGGCTCGACGAGCTACCGCCCGGCCAAGCGCTAGAGGTGCGCTGGGAAACGCGGCCCCTACATACGCACGAGCTGCCGACGTCGGACGACCGGCGGCGGGACATCCCGCCCGAGGTCTGGGCCCAGCTCACGCCTGACGAGCGGCGCGGGCCCGTCGTGGCGATGGGCATCACCGAGGCCGAGGCCGAGGCGATCCGCCGGGGGGCGAGCGCGCCGATCATCCCGACGAGCACGCAGGAGGATCGCATCAAAACGCTCGAAGCGGCGCTCACCGACGCCTTCCGGCGCATCAAGGCCCTGGAGGAGCGCATCGTCGACCCGTCATGACCCTGGAAGAGGCGAAGGCCTGGGTCGAAGCGAACCGCGACGAGGGCGTGAACTGCCCTTGCTGCGGGCAGCTTTGCAAGAACTACAAGCGGCCCCTCAATGCGCCGATGGCGCGCTCCTTGATCTGGCTCGTCAGGCGCTCGCTGCCGAAAGCCGAGGGCTGGGTCGACCTGCGCACCGAGGCTCCTCTGTTCGTGCAGCAGTCGCGCGAGCTGGCGAAGCTGGCGCACTGGGAACTGATCGAGGAGAAGGCCGTCGAGAGCGCGCGCGGCGCGCGCACCTCCGGCATCTGGCGGCCGACCGAGCGCGGTGTCAGGTTTGCGAAGGGCGAGATCGCGCTGGCGTCGCATGTCGTGCTGTACGACAACAACATTCTCGAATTTTCCGAAAAGCCGACGACGATCCGGGATTCGCTGGGCAAGCGCTTCTCCTTCGACGAGCTGTGGGGTTCAAGCCCCTACGACAACCTGGACGACTGAGTGGGGCTGGTGCATTCCTAGGGGCCTGGAGGCCGCCATGCCGAACCTGCGCGATGTCCCGATCCCGCCCGAGCTGTCGCCCCTCCAGGCTTCCCTTGCCGCCCAGGAGGTCACGGCCGAGATCGCGCAGCCGAACGGGCTGCGGCTCGATCAGGCGATCACGAGCCCGCTGACGCAATACAAGCACGACCTGCGCGTCGAGCTGTCGGGCCATCCGAAGGACATCACGACCTTCCTCGCGGCGAAGCAGGAGGTGCTGGAGACGTTCCTGGTCCCGCCCTCGCCATCCGCGCCGCCGCAGCCGCCGCCCGAGCAGGGGCCGCCCGAGCTGACGAGCCTCGACCCGGCTTTCCTCACCATCGGCGTCGATACCGGCGAGAAGCCCGTGAAGTGTCTCGGCGGGCCCTTCGACGATTACTGCCAGATCGTGTGGAATGGCGGCGTCGAGCCGACCCAGCTCGTCGACGAGAACACGCTGGCGACGAAGGTCAGCATGGCGACGGTGTCGGGGCCGACGACGGTGCCGGTGCTGGTCCGGCGCGGCGACGTCGACACGTCAGCGCTCGATTTCGAGTTCAGGCCCGAGCCCGAGCCGCCCGAGGAGCCGACCGGCGAGGGCACCGGGGAAACCCTGAACCCGCTTTCCCCAGGTCCGCCGTCTGAATCGGGCGGGGAGGCGGCTCCGGCGCTCACGGAGGGCTAAGCGATGGCGGCCGGGGCAAAGGTCCTCCCATTCCCGCAACGGGCCTCCCAGGGCCGCCCAGAGGACGAGGATGGGCCTCGGCGGCCGGTCTCGAAGCTCAAGAAGCAGTTCATCAACGCCGTCGCCTCGAAGTCGGCCGAGAACGCCGAGGCGGCCGAGGCCGAGCGCTACTTCCACGGCGTGCAGTGGGACGAGGGCGACCTGCGCACGCTGCGGGATCGCGGCCAGCCGCCGATCACCTACAACCGCTTCAAGCGCAAGGTGAACACGGTCGTCGGCATCCAGGAGCGGATGCGGCAGGACCCGAAGGGCTATCCGCGCAACCCGCAGCCGCAGGCGACCGAGGGCGCTGATCTGGCGACAACGGTACTCCGCTACGCCATGGGCTGGGCCTGGAACGACCTCTGCACGCAGGTGGCGCGGCGCTGCACGGTCAGAGGTATCTCCGGGGCGGAGCTGGTCCTGACGCAGGGCGACGAGGGCGATCCGGAGGTGGAATGGCTCGAAGTAGACCAGCGTGACTTCTTCTACGATCCGAAGTCGATCCGGGCCGATTTCGACGATGCGATCTTCAAGGGCACGACACGCTGGGTCGACCTCGACACCGCCATCGGGCAGTGGCCGGACTACGAAGACGAGCTGAACTCCTACATCGACCAGGGCCCGACCGGCGACTTCGAGCGCGGCGACGAGCGCTTTCGCCTGTCCTGGGTCGACCGCAAGCTCGACCGGATCAGGATCGTCGACCACTGGTATAAAATCCAAGGGAAGTGGTTCTACACGATCTACTGCGGCGAGACCGAGCTGGAATGGGGCGCATCCCCGTTTGTCGATGAGAAGGGCCGTTCGACCGATAAATACGAGATGATCAGCTACGAGACCGACCAGGACGGCGATAGATATTCGTCGTTCCGCGATCTCAAGTCACCGCAGGACGAGGTCAACCAGCGCAGATCGAAGTCGCTGCATCTCTCCAATTCGCGGCGTGTGATCGCCGATTCCGGCGCGGTCGACGACGTCGAATTGGCCCGGCGCGAGATGGCGCGGGCGGATGGCTGGGTCGTCAAGAACAAGGGCTTCGAGGTCAACACCGAGGACGCCCTGCAGGCCCAGGTGCTGCAGGCCAACATGGAAATGTTGACCGAGGCGAAGAACGAAATCGACACGTTTGGGCCGAATCCGAGCTTGATCGGGACGCAGATCGACCCGGCCTCAGGACGCGCGATCCAGCTCCTGCAGGCGGCCGGCATCGCCGAGATGGGCAACTACGTCGTCGCCTTCCGGCACTGGAAATTGAGGTGTTACCGGAAGACGTGGTGTGCCGTGCAGAAGTTCTGGACCGCGCCCAGGTGGATCAGGGTCACGGACGACGAGAAGCTGCAGCAGTTCGTGCAGATCAACGGCTGGGAGAAGGACCCGCAGACGGGCTTTCCCGCCGTCATCAACCAGCTCGCGGCGCTCGACGTCGACATCATCATCGACGAGGGCGCGGACTCGATCAACACGATGGCCGACACCTTCGATCTTCTCCTCGGGATGGCGAAGTCGGGCTCGCCTGTGCCGCCGGAGATGCTGATCGAGATGAGCCCGCTGCCGGGCAAGCAGAAGCAGCAGATGATCGCGGAGCTGCAGAAGCAGCAGCAGGGCCCGATGCAGATGGGCGCGATTCAGCTCAAGCTGCAGCAGGTCATGGCCGAGATCGAGGAGATCAAATCGAAGACGACCCTCAACCTCGCCCAGGCCCAGAAGGCCCAGGCCGACGCGCTGGCCCCGCCTCCCGGTCCGGCCGGGCAGGTCGACACGCCGGCCGATCTCGCCAAGGCCGACCTCGATCAGGCCAAGGCGCAGGAGGTCCGGCACAAGATTCAGGTCGGCGCGCACTTGCCCAAGCAGGAGGCACCGGCCGCCGAGCAGCCGGGCCTGTTCGACCTGAACATGGCGCGGACGCGGCGCGAGCACGCCCAGGCAGACGTCGCTGACGCCACGGCAGCGAAGACGGCGCTCGAAGCGCGGACCATTGCCGAGGCACCGCCGGGGATGCTGACGCAGCCGCCGCCGGTCGCGCCAGGAGGGGCATGATGACCAAGGGCCTGCCCGTGAAGGGCTACAAGCCGACCCAGTCGCAGGAGAACATCGAGGCCGTGAACCGGCTCAAGGTGATCGAGGAGCAGTTCCTGCGCGAGCTGGACGCGCTCAAGGACGCGGGCGACACGTTCGATCAGCGCTGCGTCGCGCTCGGCCGGAGCTACATGCAGATGGCGACGATGTGGGCGGCGCGCGGAATCTTCCAGCCCGAGCGGCTCAAGGACGCCGATCTGGCGTAGGATAGGGCATCGAGGCGACGATCTATCGGGTCTAACCGTGACGGACGGGCCCGGTTGGGGCCTGGGGGCGTGAAATGGTGGATAGCCCCTCCGAGCGACGCTCCCAGCGCTCCCGTTTAAACGGCATTCTTGACACATCGCTTTAGGAAGGGCGAAAACGGGTGCCTTCGCAGGCCGTTCGCCTGCGTCGTTCCAGGCTGTCGACCTGGAGAACGGTATCGCACCGACGTCACAGGGCGCTCTCGTAGCCGGGCCGACGTGACAGGCCCAGGGTGAACCATCCATGGCAGACGACCTGGAACGGGATATCTTCGAGTCGGGCTCTGAAGCCCCGGCCGCCCCTCCAGCCGTTGACGATGCCGCAGCCGTCCGCGAATCCATCCGCGAGATGCAGCGCGAGCCGGGCCGTGAGGGCCCGTCAGCGCCGCGCGAAACCCCGACTCCTCCGCAGCCACAGCCGCAGCACGGTGTCGACGATCAGTCGCCGGCCGGGCTCTTAAAGGCGCTCCTCGACGAGCGCGGCACGCGCCAGGGCCTCGAAGGCCAGCTCCGGCGCTACCAGGAGCAGGAGCGGGAGGTCCAGAGGCGCGCCAAGGAGAACGAGGTCCCGTTCGACCAGCGCTTCTTCTCGCAGCCGCAACAGGAGCTTGAAACCTACGTCGCAGAAAAGCTGTCTCCGGTTGAGCAGCGCATGCAGAACTTCATGACGGACATCGACATGAGGTTTGCGCGGCAGACCTACGGCGAACCCTTCGACGAAGCCTTCAAGGCATGGTTCGAGCAGGTCGGGGACCTCTCCCGGCCGGACCCGCAGACCTATTTCGCGGTGATGAACGCCCCGTCTCCGGGCGAGGCGATCATGGCGTGGCACAACGACCGCCGGACGCGGTCGGAGATCGGCGACGGCGGCATCGACGGCTTTCGGGCCCGTGTCGAGCAGGAAATTCTCGCCAAGTACGGCCTCTCTGCGCAGGCTCCTCCGGCCACCAATGGTGGCCCGCATCAGGAGCGCGCGCGGCAGGAGGATGGACGGTTCACCCCGAGGCATGAGGTGCGGTTGCCGTCGTCACTTTCCCGCATGGGGGCCGCCGGTCGCGGCAAGCCCGATGCGGAGGAGGATGGCTCGGAGGCCGCGATCTTCGACTCGGGGCGGCCTGAACGCAGAAGGTAGAACGGCCGCCTCTCAGCTATGAGAGGGCCGAAAAGTGGCGCTAACCCAAACCCATATCAACAACCAGCTTATTCGCTGGCGTAAAGACGTTTATCGCGAGTGGCGGCGGGGCAATTTCTTCTCGCCCTACATGGGCGACGGGCCCAACGCGATCATCCAGGTCACGCGCGAACTGCGCGATGGCGGCGATATTCTGAACATCCCAATCGTTCACGCGCTGCGTGGGCCGGGAGTCTCGACGGGGCCGCTGGTCGGCAACGAAGAGAAAATGATCAATTTCGGCATGAGGCTCTGGGTCGACTGGAGCCGCAATGCCGTATTGCTGACACGCGCTCAGATGCGCAAGTCGAGCTTCGAGCAGCTCGAACTGGTCCGCCCGCTTCTCACCGAATGGCAGAATGCGCTGCTGCGGGACGAGATCATCCTGGCGATGATGGCGCTGCCGTCCGATTCACCGCCGGTCAACCTCGGCAACGAGAGCCAGGGCGGGCAGAGGGTCAACGGCATCCTCTACGACGCCTCGACGCCGGCGCAGCGCAATGCGTGGCAGACGGCGAACCAGGATCGCATCGTCTACGGCGCGAAGCTGTCGAACATGATCGTCGGCAACCACGACGGCTCGCTCGCGAACGTCGATGGTGTCGACGACAAGGCCTCGGCCGCCATCGTGCTCCTGGCGAAGCGCCGGGCGCGCTCGGCGGTGCCGGGGATCACGCCCTACCGGGAATCGGAGACGAAGGGCCGCGAGTTCTTCGTCGCCTTCTGCGGCCAGAATGCCTTCAGGGACTTGGCCGCCGACCCGGTGATTTACAACGCTAACCTTCAGGCGAGGCCGCGTGAAGGTAATGGAGTGGAGAATAACCCACTCTTCCAAGATGGTGATTTAATCTATCGCGGAGTAATAATCAGAGAAGTACCAGAAATCGATGACTTCTG